TCTAGTAGTCCTTCTTGGATATACTCCTAGTTATAAACTAGGTCGTTTATCTGTGGTTAGAGACCAAGCTGGAAAAGCAAGAGTTATAGCAATAACTTCTTACTGAGTCCAACTTTGCCTTAAACCTCTTCACAAATTCCTCTTTAATAAATTAAGAGAACTTAGTGATGTAGATGGTACTTTTAATCAAGATCATCCATTTGATAGGTTACTTAGAAGAAATTCTAAGATTAAACCTACTTTGTATGGTTTTGACTTGAGTGCCGCTACTGATAGACTACCAATTATACTTCAGGAGGATATATTAAAACTTATTGGTTTTAATTTACCTTGAAGGATATTATTAGATATAGATTGATATCTAAATTTTGAGTCTCCTATTAAAATAGAACCTAGGTTCTATCCAATAGGTGATACTCAAAGTCTAGATTTTGACTCCACTAGAGATTTAGCTTTACCCTTTCATAAAGGCATTGTTAAAGTCGATAGTGTCAGATATATCGTCGGGCAACCGATGGGTGCCCTTTCCAGTTGAGCTATGCTTGCTATAACGCATCATGTGATCGTTAAAGCAGCCTCAATTTTGGCTGGAAAGGAAGATTTTAAGGATTATTGTATTCTTGGTGACGATGTCGTTATCGCTAACGATGAAGTCGCTGAACAATACTTAGTTCTTATGTCTTCTCTAGGCCTCTCAATTAATCGTCAAAAATCATTAGAATCTAAAGATTTTACTGAATTTGCGAAAAAGTTGAAAGGTTTTAGTGGTTTAGACTACTCTCCAATAGGTGCAGGTTTAATCCTACAATCTATTAGAAGTAAATCTTACTCAATAAGATATATCCATGAGTTAATCTCCAAAGGTCTTGTTTCTATTGTTACACTTAAGGAGCAACTTACATCTTCACCAAAATTCTTTGGTGGTAGAATAAAGTTAATGCTCTGAAGTGTAGCTTTAGATTCATATATCAAATCATATCTAAAGGGAGCAACTGTTGACGTAGGAAATCCTACGATGCAGTCCGCACCTTTAGTAAGATATATGAATTCGAATATACAAAGGTTCTACTACCCACTGCTTTTGCAGGTGGCAGGAGAGTTTGTAAAAGCGAAAAACAAGTTTAGATCCGAGATTCTTTACTTTCTGAAGTACATTTTATTTATAAATGTATCTAAGAAAGGACTAGTGTCTTATCC